CCCAACAATTCAAAGAAGAGGGTATGGATTGAGAGATAATGGAGCTATTAGAAAAATTCTACCAGATTAACCTTAATAAATAGAAAGAAAACCGTTTAAAAATGTCGGCAATTATAACTGATCAATTTAGAATATTAAATGCAAACAATTTTGTTGAATCGGTAGATAGTACCAATAATTCCTATTACATTGTTGTTGGACTGCCAAACCCAACACAAGTCGGTTTTGGTAGAGTGACTAACTGGAATGATAATGTAGAAACCCCAACAGATAATTTTAGTTATTTGTCCCATGTTCAAGATACTTCTCTCTTTGGGAAAAAAGTTACTTCTTCAAATGTTAGGAGATTGGTAAGGAGAATTGATTGGACTAGAGGAAGCAGATATGAAATCTACAGACATGATTATAGCACAACAAACCTATCTCCAGTAACTTCATCAAGTCGTTTATACGATGCAAATTATTATGTAATGAATAGTGATTATAGAGTCTATATTTGCATTGATAATGGATCGAGTGGAATCAATACAACTGGAAATGCATCTCAAGATGAACCACTTTTTACTGATTTAGAACCATCAGTAGCTGGAAATAGTGGTGATGGATATACCTGGAAATACTTATTTACTGTATCCCCAAGTGATATTATAAAATTTGATTCTACAGAATATATTTCTGTTCCTTCAAATTGGAGCACCAGTACAGATTCCCAAATCCAATCTGTCAGAGAAAACGGTGATTCCACTGTTAATGAAAATCAAATTAAAAAAATCTATATCGATAACCCTGGACAAAATTATAGTTCAGGTGAAGTAAATATAGTTGGAGATGGAACTGGTGGTAAAGCAGTTATTTCAGTAGATAGTGGTGGAAAAATAACTTCTGCTGTTGTATCTGCTGGAGGAAAGAATTATACTTATGCTATGGTAGATTTGGGACCTCTACAACCAGCAGGTAATATCAGCAACCCAGCAAAACTAATTCCAATTATTCCACCATCTAGAGGTCATGGATATGATATCTATAAGGAATTAGGGACTGATAGAGTATTGCTTTATGCTAGATTTGATGATTCAAATAAAGATTTTCCAACTGATACTGCATTTGCCCAAGTTTCAGTTGTAAAAAATCCATTAAGAGTCAATTCAACTAATGTTTATGATGAAAGTCAATTTTCTGCAACAAATGCGATTAAGTTGAGAAATGATGGTACTATCAGTGGTGAAAATTATTTAACGATTGGAAAAGAAATATCCCAAAGTGTAGTTGTTGATGGTAATAATGTTACTGCGGTTGGTTATGTTGCTTCATATGATGAAGAGACTAAAGTAATCAAATACTTTACAGATAGATCTTTATTCTACCACCCATCAACTTATGATCAGCAGGATTATGTTGGAGTTAGTAGCTTAGGTAGAAGATACGAATTCTCATCATCTGGAGGAACAATAACCACTACTGATGGGTTCTCTGGTTCTGTTGATACTGGATATACTGGAATCACTACAAATCCAACTGGAAATAAAAATATAAATCTTGGAATACAATTTACAAATGGTCTTGCAGCATCTGAGATAAATAAAGGAACAGGGGATATTATTTACTTAGATAATAGACCTCTTGTTTCAAGAAATTCTAGACAAAAAGAAGACGTTAAAATTATCCTGGAATTTTAAAGATGCCACAAAAAACTAATTTAAATATCAATCCATATTATGATGATTTTGATAAGAATGATAATTTTTATCGTGTCTTATTTAAACCAGGATATCCTGTACAAGCTAGAGAATTAACGACTCTACAGTCTATTCTACAGAATCAAATTGAATCTTTTGGTAGTCATATTTTCAAAGATGGATCAATGGTGATTCCTGGTGGAGTCACATATGATAGACTTTACAATGCAGTCAAATTAAACCCACAACATTTTGGAATTGATATTTCAATTTATTTGAATAGTATTGTTGGTAAAAAAATCACAGGTGCTGAATCTGGAGTAACTGCATCTGTACAAAAGATTCTACTTCCACCAGATTTAGATATTGAATATCCTACAATATATGTAAAATATATAAACGCAAATATAGATTTAGAACCAGCACCATTTAATGATGGGGAAACTCTAATTCTTCAAGAATCTATAACATATGGCAATACAACTCTCCAGGTTGGTGATAGTTTTGCTTCTTGCGTAGATAGCAGTGCAACTTCAGTATCCTCAGCCGTTCATGTTAGTGAGGGTGTTTATTTTATTAGAGGAACTTTTGTACAAGTACAAAAAGACACTATTATATTAGATCCATACTCAAATTCATCTTCATATAGAGTTGGATTTAATATTTCTGAAGAATTAATTTCTTCTGGCGATGATTCTTCCCTTTATGATAATGCTCGTGGATTTTCCAACTATGCCGCTCCTGGAGCAGATAGATTAAAAATTTCAACTGTTTTAGCAAAAAAAGTATTAACAGATTTTGATGATAAGAATTTTATTGAACTAGTAAGAATTGATAATGGTGAAATTAAAAAACTGCAGGATAAATCAACATATTCAATAATCAAAGATTATTTCGCAAAGAGAACTTTTGAAGAATCTGGAGATTATTCCGTTGGGGCTTTTGGCGTTGAATTAGCAGAATCTTTAAATGATAGGTTATCCAATGGTGGAATTTATAATTCTGATCAAAAAACAGAGCAAAATAATACCCCATCTGATGACTTAGTTTGCGTAAAAATTTCTCCAGGAAAAGCTTATGTTAGAGGATATGATATTGATTTTCCAGGAACAACAATCTTAGATGTAGAAAAACCTAGAGATTTAGAAACAGTAACATCTGCTTCAATCCCATTTGAAATGGGAAATCTAGTAAAAGTCAATAACGTTCGTGGATGCCCATTTGTTGGATTAAATAATAATAATAACTATGTTGATCTACAAACATATAGAAAAACTTCTAATAATGCAGCATCTGGTGAAACAATTGGTAGAGCGAGAGTTTATTCATTTTCAGCAAATTCAGATTATGTAAATGAAAGCTCAGCATTTAATCTATATCTTTTTGATATCCAAACTTATACAAAAATAACTTTAAATGAACTTGTATTTTCTGGATTTTGTCCAGCGACAAGTTATATTAGAGGTTTAAGTAGTGGAGCTTCAGGTTATCTTGTACAAGCTCCAGGACCATCTGGGACCACAGGAATCTATCTTTCTCAAACTTCTGGAAACTTTATTGTTGGAGAGCAAGTTTTAATTAATGAATCTTCTGAATATAGAAGATCCATTGTTGCTGTAGAAACAAATAGTATTAAGGACATAAAATCGGTTTATCAATCATATACAACTGCATCTGGAATAACCACAGATTTTTCTGCAGATACTATTTTAGATAGAAAAATCCCAACAGGATTTTCAATAACTGATACAATTACTGTTAATTCCATTGGTATTGCAACATGTGCTGGAAAAACCTTCAGTGGAATATCAACCAATACGATAATTAGATATCAAAGACCTGGATTCACAACTGAAACATATAATAGAGTAACAGCAGTATCAACAGATTTACAATATTTGTATCTGACTGGAGTTAGCACAGTTTTTGGAGTATGTGATGGTGGAGTTCCAGGATCGGGAACAGTTGATGCTACTTTTACCATCGGACTTCCAAAAGTTCAAAATGAAGATAACGCATTTTTATATGCTAAATTATCTTCTCCAAATGTTTCCACTGTAGATTTAAATTCATCTACGGTAACAATTGTAAAGCAAGTAAATGGACAATCTACAAGCCCCTCTGGAAATTTAAGTCTCAATACAAATACTTTAGGATTTAGTAGTGCATTTTTTGAACCTTATGATAGCGATAGATATTCGATAATTTATAATGATGGTGCAGTTGAACAACTAACTTCAGACCAAGTATCGTTATCTGCAAATAATTCACAAATAAACTTTACTGGATTAAGATCTGGAATTGGTAGCGTAACAGTTAATACAACAATCAAGAGGCAGGCTGTAAAAAGTAAAAGAAAGGATTATATTAGAAGTGCTCAGATAATCGTAAGTTCTACTTCTTCTGGAGTTTCAACATCAATTTCTGGACTATCAACGAGTCCTTATTATGGTCTAAGAGTTGAAGATAGAGAAATATCACTGAATGTCCCAGACGCTGTAAAACTGATTGCAGTTTATGAGTCTTTATCAACTTCAACACCAACTTTAGATACTTTACAATTTGTTAGTGGGTTAGGACTTGACATTAATGCAATTATTGGTGAAAAAATTACAGGTTCTGAAAGTGGATCTGTTGCTCAAATTGTAAATAAACCATCTTCAACAGATATTCAATTTGTTTATCTAAACTCAAATAAATTTGTTGTCGGTGAGTTAGTTACTTTTAGTGAATCAAATATTCAATCATCAATTCAAGCAATTACATCTGGAAGTTATTTAAACATTACAGATAGATATTCTCTAGATAAGGGTCAAAAAGAGCAATATTACGATTACTCTAGAATTGTTAGAAATAGAGGTACTGTATCACCTTCCAGAAAGCTACTGATTATATTTGATAAGTATGTTGTCCCATCAAACGATACTGGTGACTTCTACACAGTAAATTCTTATGATAAAGAAAGATATACAAAAGATATTCCAATACTAGCAAATAATACAAGAGCTTCTGATGTAATTGACTTTAGACCAAGGGTTTCCGATTTTACTTCAACTTCAAGTTCCCCATTTGATTTTTCTAGTCGCACATTTGGTTCGTCATCAGTAAATACCAATTTGGTTGTTTCTCCAAATGAAAGTTCCATTTTAGGATATAAGTATTATCTATCAAGAGTTGATAAAGTTGTTTTAGATAAACAAGGAAATATCAGTGTAGTTAAAGGAACTTCTTCAACTCCACCTAAAGAACCAGTAAATGTTGAAGAAGCGATGACAATCGCTACAATATCTTACCCACCATACTTATACAATGTAAAAGATGCTTCTATTAATTTAATTGATAATAGAAGATATACGATGAGAGATATTGGAAAACTAGAGGACAGAATAGAAACCTTAGAAACAGTAACATCTTTAAGTTTGTTAGAACTTAATACAAAGAGTCTTCAAATACAAGATGCTGATGGACTATCAAGGTTTAAGTCAGGATTCTTTGTAGATGATTTTTCTGATAATGGAAGAATGGATTTGACAAACTTTGATTCAAAGTCTGATGTTGATACTGAAAGCAAAGAATTAAAGACACCAACTGATTTCTATTCATTAAAATTAGAACCAGCATTATCAGATTCCATTAACTCCGATACTGCAGACTTTAGCAGCAATTTGGCACTTCTAGATCCAAATG